CAAAAACGATTATATGGCTGATGGGACAAACGTTAAATCGATTGAAACACCAAACCAAACAATACCACCAGAAAGTCCGATTCCACTGGACGACTCTGCGCCTCGAGTTGCGAGCGTGGAGTCTCCAGCTCAAGTTGACAACAGTCTTTTACCAGTGCCGTCGAAGCGCTCGATTAAACGCGCGCGCAAGCTCGCTGCTGCAAAGTCTGTTGAGGGATTGGCCGCGTCTGTCGTGGGAACACCAGCGGGTAATTCTGATCCGCCCCTTGCCCTTCCCCCTGCTGTACCTACCTACCGAGACAAAACCTTGGCAGGCTTGGCAGTGGGAGTGCAGCCTGAAGTACCGGAAGTGGCCGGACATGTTCGGGATGGGAAACCCAGATTAGAGCCCGCAGTAGCTAAACCTGCAGCAGTTGCTGCACCTAAGCTTGCTGGCAAACCACAAGCGCCTAAACCGGGGTCACCAGCCCCTGCGCCCGAGCGAAAACCTCAGGTCGAGCAGAAACCTGCGAAGCCTAAGGGGAAGCCTGCTTCTGAGTCGAAGGACGGAAAGAAGCCGGAAAATAAGCCCGAAGCTGGTAAGCCGCAAGTTCCGAAAGGGCCGCCGCTAGTGGTCCCCCCACCAGTGGTGCCAGCACCTCCACCGGTAAGAGAAATCGACGTGCGATCGTATCTTGAACCTGTGATCCAGCCAGCTGCCCCAACAACATTTGTTGCTTTTAACGAAGCATCAGAGGCGTTGTGCAAGCTTTTGGTCGATGGGCTTAACGGTCCAAAGATGGCTTGGTTACAGTGTTTTAACAAGTTATGGTTAGAACGTCCCTTACGTGTGAAGAAGGGTTTTGAATATCTGGCAGCAGATTTCGAGGTCAATTTTTCACACCAATCTCGGGCTGACGCAAGTACGCATCCAATAGCACACTTCGTAAGGAGTGTAGCGGAAAGGGAAGCTGTTTGCCGGTTAATGAAGTATGCTGATGAGACAGGTAGTACCCAGATAATCGATATGTTTGGGTCTGAGAGGATATGCATCGCGGTTAACGATGTGTTGTCTCGCCTGCCGGAGAAGACCAAATTCACGTGGTTCCGCCCGTTGGTAACGAACAAGGACTACGTGAACTTTGCAGCTGCACTCCATAAACGGC